TTACATAGAAATCGCGCAAGCTTTCCGCCATTGCATCAACGCGAACAAAATCAAAATTGAAATCGTCGTCGCTCTCTCTTTTTCCGTATCGAGCAATTGAAACGCTGTCGATCGCTTGCGTTTGTTTCGCGTATCCGTCCCCGCCCAATATTTTTTTGAAACTTAAATTTACCGAATTAACGACATCCTCGACGCGGGTTCGCTCAAGGCTTAACGATGATATATCGCCCGCCCGCTGCTTAATGATCGCGCTCGGGCCGATCGCTCTAAGAGATACTTCACCGCTCGCTGCAAAGGTCAAAGGCCGGAAAAATAAACGCGCTTTCCCTAAGTCGAAATATAAAATCCCTCTCGACTCTTTGCCCCACTTCGCCCACCACTCGCGTATCTCGGTTTTCTCGTCAATCACTCCCGCGAATTTATAGCCCCCGAAAATTTCTGATGCAAACTTTGCCCCAGTCGCCGCAAAATTGGTACTGTCGATTATGCTGTTTGGAAGTCCTATTGCGTTTTCGATGCTCCACTGGAAAACGTGGTCGGGACGTTCAAGTAATAAGTTGGGGGTGCCTGTTATGGTTCCCGCTCCGTCGTCGGTAACTCCGTCAATGTCGGCGGTAATTTCGTCGGAAAAGGTGATTTTGTTCGCGGCGTATTCGATAACCAGTCGGGCGACAATTAAATAAGCGGTTCGCCCGTCTGCCGATCCGGTGTAGGTTAATTTTAAAACTTTATTCGTAAACCAGTCCCAATCCCCATTGACCAAGCTTGTGATCTCGATGTGGTCGTTATGAGTGTTAGAAGTCGAGTCCGCGTTTAATGCCGTTAAATCTAATGCAGACTTTGTAACCTCAACCGTCCCCGATTTATTAACACTCCCGCCCGTCATATTTGAGATGATCGAACCATCCGCTATCGTTATGACCCTAGAAGCCGCCGTGACTTGAAACCGTATAAAATTGTATGCGGTATAATTTCCACTCGTTAAAAATATTATCTTGTTAACGATTGCCTGTGGGCAAGTAAATTGAACGGTGTTCGATTGCCCCACAAGGATAGCCGATATACTGACCGACCCGGTGGAGGTAATAAGCCCCGCACTGACCGTTTGTCCAATTGGCCCCAATTTCGTTGGGAAAGGCAAAGTCGATGCGGTTTGTCCGATCGAAGTGACGTTAATCGTGAGCGAATATTCAATCGAACTCGCGATTCCGGTAAAAGAGGGAAATCCTATATCGTGGAAATATGTCCCCCCCGCCGTCGGAGAACTGTTGAAAAATATTGACGCTGTTCCGGTCCCAGAATTCGCGCTTTGGCTTATTTGTGTCGCCCCCCCACCACTGGTTGAGTGCTGATGGCCCGGATCGTTGAAAGTCGTTGTGATCGTGTCAAGAACATTTAGAGAAAAATCAATATCTCCAACTATGGTGGTTGCGTCTTCTTGCCCCGGCTTCGATAGCGTCCCGAGGCTGCCCTCTCCGACGACCTCAACGGCGATCGAGTCGCTAGGCATTAACCCCGACGCATGATGGGCAACCTGTATAAAAGCCCTTCCAATTTGTCCCTGATTCTGCAAAACGTCAACTTGCTTGACCGCAAAAACTGGGTATCCCGCGCTTATTTTTGCCGCGTCTGTGGTTTCGTTTGAGTCTATAGCGTCCAAGGGGGTCACTGATGTATTTGCCCCGTCCACGGTGTCAAAGTGTGCGAAGAGAAAGCGCGAGTCCTGTGAATCTTCAAATTGCGGCTTCTTGTCGAATGTAACCGTCGCCTCCGCAAGGTCGAGCGTATAGTCGGCGGGCGGTAAAAGATGCCCGGCGTTATAAATATTATTAATTCCTTTTATCGGGAAATTCTTATCACATAATAAATATGGGTAATTGGTCAACTTCTCCGAAACAATATTTCCGCGATAATGTATCTCTACTATCCCCGAGCAGCCCGTGAACGATGTCGCTGTTCGCCCTGTGTATTGGATTTGGTATTCGTCAATTAAGAAGGTCCCCGATATAGGGAACCCGGCGGTCGTCGCTACGCTGGTGATCGAATCGGTAGGCAGCAAAACGCCTGACAAACGGGTTTCCGCTGCGGTATATATCTTTATTCCGGGGGTTTTCTCAACCGCCCCTATTGGTATAGGTAAAAACTTCCCGATACTTTCCTCGGGCGCGCTGGGGTAGTCGCCCAAAGCAAGGGTACGCCCGACTGGTTTTAAACCATGCGACGCGGAAACCTGCGAAACCTGAAAACGTGCAATTCCTTCGTTATAGTCTGCTGGGGCTGTCAATACTCCCGAGAAAATCAGCAATGAGTCGTTTGTTATATCGGCCTCGACTAATCCTTCGTCGGCGAACCACTGGTAAACCTTAACCGTCGAATTGTCGGGTCGGTAGTCTCTGAATATTGAAGAGAACCTTTTAATCGGCGTAAATAAATCACTCTCAAAATTTAAAACGGTCACATCCAGCTTTGCGTCTGCATTTATAAAGCCTGTGTTCGCGTCAACATCTTGCGTTATGTCCGATAGGTCTGTGATTAGCGTCAACCAGTCAAGCGTTCCGGTATTAAAGCGCGTTTTATCTGTGCTTTCGCCCTTTGTCGATAGCCTTAAAGTTAACGCTGGGTTTCCCCCAAATGCGTCAATGTCTATTTTTATAAGCGTAACGGGAATAACGCCCCTGCTGTTAATCGCCGTGCTGAAATTTGTGGGGAATACTCTCAAGAAATTTTATCCTTTATGCTTGGCGCAATTCGATCGTCCCAGAAAACCACCCGGTCCCGCTTGCGACAAAAGCCGTTTCCGTGAGTTCAAAAGCGTTTGTGATTCTGACCGTGTGGCTTGCTCCGTATCGGTCCTTATATTCAAACGGGCGCAGCCCTTTTTTAACTGCATCAAAGAAAACTAAATAATTATCTCTGTCGGTCGTCGTCAACCCCGTAAAAGATAAAGCGAAAATTTTAAGCCTTGCGCCTTGATCTTGAACGTATTCGACCCCGTCGCCTGTCTTTAAAATAACTTGGTCTGGATAATCCGCAGACTCTTCCAAGCCATAGCGCGGTTGTCTTGTTGGGACCCATGACGACGTAGGGGCCGCGACTGTCGGAAATCTGAATTCTATATTCATTTAAAAACTAGATGCTCCTAATTGGCGGCGAATTTCCGGCGCAAGGATTGACGCTAGTTGTTGGGCGGTCCTTTGATCGACCGCGCCGTTTATCGTTACGCCTCCTAAATTTATGGTTATAACTGGTGGCTTTGCCGGGGCTTGTGTGGGCAGCGAAGTTGTTGCTTGCTGCTGTATTGGTCCGGGGACAAACCTTTGATTTGTGACTGTTCGCGTAATTGGAACGCCGCCGCTTGCTGTGAAGATTGAACCTGTGTTCGCGGGGTTCACCTGTCTGTCGAATATCCGCCCCGATGCTCCGCCGCTAAATGCTGAAATGGACGCTTGCCTTGTGTTTCTGAATGTCGGCGTAAAATTCGCCCTTGATATGAATTGAGAAACGCCAGCCGCTGTATTTCCTACGGCCTGTATTGAGGAATTTAATCTCCCCGCACCATTGGTCGCATCTGCGAGCGCGTCCGCGAAACTGCCCCCGGCATTGCTTCCCGCTCTCGCTAAATCCGACGCGCTTCTGATTGCGGTCGACAATCGGGTTTTTAAATCCCCGACTCCGTCCGCTAGTCTGGTGAAAGTTTTATCGGTTTCGATAATTTCGTCCGCGACCCGTGACAACCCGTTCACGCCCTCGGTTATAAACCCGTCGAATGCCGCGTTTGCGCCATTTATCCCCGCGATTATCCCGTCGAATAGCTGGTTCTGAAATAGGGGGATTACGCTTATAATCTCGAGGTATTCCTTAAAAAGCCCTGTCAATGTCTGGAATAGGGCGCGGAATACCACGGCTATAGAGTTGACGACCCCTATCGCGACAAACTTCAACCCCTTAAAAGTGTTTGAAATGACCCCTACGGTTCGCACAACAAGGACCAGAGAATCGAGCAATTGGACGACCCCGTTTTCGACAAGGTCTTTAAATGCGCCTCGGTTATCCCTTACACTTTGCGCCATTGCTGCAAACCCTTCGGACGCAAAACCGAAAACGGCTGTCAATGTCGGCGCAAGTGCGCCCACGATCTCGCCCGTCATAGTCTGGATAACTTGAACCACTTTCCCGATCGCGTCGTTCGCTGCTTCTGCCCCGCGAACCGCTTCGTCTGACAAGATTAAACCCAAATCCGACGCGGCTTGCGTTGCTGCAAGAAAAGCGTCTGTTCCGTCGTTAAAAGCAGCGGTCATTTTTAGGCCCGCCCCTCCAAATGCTGCGTCCGCGATTGCCAGTTTTTCGGCTTGGTCTTTTGCCGCGCCCATTGCATCGAAAACTACTCTCAAGGCTTCGCTTGTTGAATTTGTGTTTTTAATCGTCTCGAGAAGTTCCAAGTTACTTCCTTTTAGCCCCCCGGCTAAAGCCCCGATGCCCTCCCGCGCCTTACCCAATCTTTTGACAAAGTTTAGCAGCCCACTGTCGACCGCTTCCGCTGCGACCCCGGCCTCACCGAAGGCAAACCGCATTTGTTGTAACTCGCCTGTTAAAAGACCGACCCGGCTCGCTGTTTTGCCTATCGCGTCCGCTGAATCAAGGGCGCGTTTCGCTATAAGACTGAACGCCGCCGCCGATGCTACGCCCGCCACGCCAAGCCCCACCGCAAGTTTTGCCGACTGCGAAGCTATCCCTCTTAGGCTTTGAGTTACCGCCCCGAACGCGGTTTTAGTTTTATTTTTTGCCGTTAGCTTAAAACTTATATTTTTTTCAGGCATTTTCCCCGGCTTCCTCTGTCAATTCTATATAAGCGATATGTTCGTTTAACTGGTCGATCGTAAAAGCTCTGACTGTCGAGACTGGAATCTTGAAAGCGATTGCGACTTTATAGGCCGCGACCCGCCTCGGATTTAATCCAAATTCTCTTTTTTTTTCTCCACCGAATCGGCTCCCATTGCCGCTATCAGCCGACCGATTGTTTTGCTTTTGGTCCGCTGTATCAAGTCCCCTTTGTCGGCTTGCGCGAAACATTTTTTCCCCGCCTCGTCCATAGCTTTCAAGACCAGCAATTGAACCCCTAGCTCTATTTGTGAAACGTCCGCGCCCCCGCAGAGTGCAAGGGCTTTTTCTTCGTCCGCAACCGTTATCGGGGAAAAATATATAATCGCGGGGCCGCTTTTGTCCCCCCATTCGGGGACCTCGATTTTCTGCTTTTCTGTCCCCTCAAAGTCTTTAATTGCCTTGTCGATTAGGCTCATATTAGATAACCGCTGCTTCTGTAACGTCGCCGTTACCCACAAAAGTGAAAGTCGCTTTATTAAAGCTGTCTTTTTCTATTGTGATGTCAAAGTCGCTAATAATCGCCGGGACCGTAAGCTCAATTTTCCCGCTTGCGTTGCCTTCGGGATAAAGCAATAAGGTTACCGCTGTCCCGTTTATCAAGGCGACTTGTCCGGCTGTGTCTGATAAATCGTAAAGACATTCGACCGACCCCGAACTATCATCAACCCCGTTTTGCCGGGTTTTTGCAGTGTCTTCCATTGAGTCGTATTCTAGAATTTGTGTCGTTCTCTTTAGGTTGAAACTTTGAACCTCCGCGACTGCGTTGCTTGCAATCATAACTTTACCGCTTCGTCCGTGTTGTACGCCCATCTTGAACCCCCTTTAATTTATGATAGCGTCTGGAACGCCTTGTTTGATCCGATACGTTGCCGCGCAATTAATCTCGATTGAAAGTCCCGTCTTTTCCCCTTCGGTGCTTATTTCGGGGGCCGAGACACTCGTTATTTCTAAATATTTTATTGAAATCCCTAGTGTCGGGTCGGTGAACAAAGCGACCTCGATCTCGCTTTTTATCAGCAAAAGAGTGTCTTCCCCCACTTCGGAGTCGACGGCTTTCGTCAACGCCACGACCGAAACCTCTTGAACCCATGTTTCCCCTAGTCCCCCGTCGCTCAAGCCTGAAAGCTCGTCCTCGACTAATGAATCGGCCCCAAGGTTTATTAATATCGCTGGCAAATTTGCTTCTCCCAACGATAAGGACCGCGCCCGGTACGCTTTCGCGCCCGTTGTCGTTAGCCCTGTCAATACTGCTTTGAATGCGTTTGCTATTTGCCCCGATGCGTTCATATTTAAACGGCCTTTTGAAGTATTAAAAAACTTATCCCAAGCCCGTCCTGTTCTTCCCTTACAAGCTTATAATCAACTCCACGAACCGCGATAATCTCGCCCTGCTGAATGCCCGCGACGTTTCCCGATGGGGTTTCCATCGTCGGGGCCGTCCCTTCAAGGTCGAAGTTTCCCAAGCTCGAAAGATTAAATTCAAGGTCGAAAATTCCTTCCAAACTCTGCCCGGACCATGTGAAACGCTCGGCGAAATCGTTCAACTGAAAAAGGTATTTGTTGTCCGCGTTGAAGTTGATAACCACTATTTTTTCCCTTTTTTCGCTGTCACTTCTGGTCCTTTGGGTCTGCCTGTAGAATATTTTGCTTTCCCGATTGCGACCAGATCGTCGGCGGTTTTATCGTCGAACTCTGGAATATCCCCGACCGCTTGGCTTTTACCTTTAACCGCGCAAGGTGATATGATTTCAATAAATTTCAAAATGTCCCCCTTTATTCAATAAGATCAATGACTCGACCGGGCCGAAAAACAAGGGCGACCCGGTCGACTCAAAGGTTTTTTATACTGTTACTGCGTCCTGCATTGCGGAGAAAGAACCCGCGTGGCGAACCGCTACGTCTACGTCTGTATAGGTAGCAATGCGAATCGTTCCAGCGGTTGATCCTGTGTAAGGGTCGACCAGAACGTCGATTCCTGACCATTCTCCGATTAACATATCGGAAAAATTACCGAAGATGATCGCAGACAAAGCCGTTCCGCTGCCTTTTGTAAGGTCGCCCGGTACGCCGTTTGTATTCAGGATTGGATAACCTAAGTGTTCTAGCTTATCCGCCAAAATCATCACGGAATCGGTTGACGAAACTTTTGAGGTGCGTCGCAGTTTGGAAATCGTTTTAGCGTTCATTAACCAACTGAGATTCCCCGCGAGTGCATTCGCAACGTCGACATTTTCCATTATTTTTACAAGATGGTCCCATGTCGGGGCCAGCCCGTTAGTTCCACCAGCAACGTCGCCGATTCCAGATGTTTGCAGAACGCCCACTGGTGCGGACGATGCTCCACCCTCGATTGCCACGTCGTCAATTGCGGCAGCAATTTGATTTATCATGTCGTCCCGTAAAAGCGCGTCAACGCTAGGGTCGGATTGCTGCATCAATCGACGTGAAATGTCGATAAAGGCGGAACAGGTTTTTGGGGACATTGCAATTTGACGAAAAGTCGGCGCACCTTCTGTCGGGCTAGCACCTTCAGCAACCCAAGCGGCGTTTGTTTTCGCGTTCAATGCTGGAATCGCTACGTCACCTTTTAGCCCGGTCAAAATACGCGCTCCGGCTTCTTTAACGACTAGGCGGTTCCGTAGTGCGTCGACATACTCTTCGCCCATGTGATCCGTGCCTTTAGTGAAACCGCCAGCGGTGTTTGTGCCTACTGACAGGTCGCGCTTGCCGCTGCTCCAAGGAACGTCGGACGGAATAAAAAAGCCTCTGGCTGCTTTGCCCAATTTCTGCGCGACCGCCTCTGAAGCTTCTCTCTCAAGTCCGGCCCCTGACCAATCTTGTCGGGCTGCTGCGTCAATTGCCCTGATAAAAGAATATTCGCGCTTTTCTTTGTGGTTCAAACCAATATCTGGGTTTGACTCGATAGGTGAGGGCGCATTTTTCTCGATACCTTCAAGAAGTTTTTCACGCATCTGCACAATAGAACCGCCGCCGGAAATCATATCTTTCGCCAAATCTTGCGACTTAAATCTTTCGCCAAGCGACATAATTTCGCGAACCCGTTCCTGCTCTGCGTTGCGGGTTTCGGTTTTGATTTTCTCAATGTCAATAGTTGGCTGCGCTTCCTTAACAATCTCGATTTTCTGTTCCATTTTCTTTTCTTCCTTTCGATAAATAATTTTAGTTTCGATTTCCTCGTCTTTGGTTCGTCCGACCCCTACTGTCAAATCTGCCGGGACCGAAGCGAGTGAAACCTCTAGCGGTTCCCAGTCAACGGCGCGAAAACTTTTCAAGCCGTTGTCTCTGTCGAACCCCTCAACCTCTTCCAATTTGTGAATTTGGTATCCGACCGAAACGCCCATGCGGATTCCGTCTTTTACGTCCTGAAATATCTCGTCGGCCCGGTTCGATTTTCCGAATCTCACCCTAGCCCGCCCCACGCGGTCTGCTCCGATTGATACGTTCTCCACCACCCCTACAAGGTCGTCGGGGTCATGGTTTACTAAAACGGGACCTCCGGCGGCGATTCTTCCCAGTCTCACCGCGTCTTTCCCGTGGTCTAAAATCTCAAGTCCGAAAAACCTTTGAACGGGTTCTTCCGACGAAAAAGCAAGGTCAATAAAGCGCGAGTCGCCTTCGGTGCCGTCCTCGACGCGCTCAACTTTTGTGTTTCTATAAAAAACGCTCGTTTTAATTTTGTCCATCTGGTCCCCCTTCGCTGTCCGTGTTTAAGTCTTGACCGGGGTCGTCGCTTTGGTTCGATTCAAAAACAAGCCCGTTGTCTTCGGCTTCTTTCCGCTCGGCGAGTATCTCGGCGTAAATTTCTTCGGGGTCGTCCCCGACTTCTTCAATGACTCTTTTCCTACTTGTAAAACCGTTTCGGACCGCAAGTTTTTTTGCTTGAACGTCTTTCAAGGGGTCCACCCATGACCAGCGGCGCGGCTTCCATCTTGGCGACGCAAATTTTTCAAGTCTGCTTGACGGTATTGGTGCAAGCTGCCCAGATAAAAGGGCCATAGCTAACCATTCGTCATATATTGGTTGGCAAACGTGGGCAATAAACCACTCCTGCAAGCACTTCCAACTCTCGCGCTCCTCTAAAACTCCAGAACGGATAGAAGAAAAATTAACCCCTTCAAGATCTGAAGCGAGCGAATTATAAGAAATATTTAAGCCGGACGAAATCCCCCGTAATGCTGTTTTAATAAAAGGCCCAAAGTTTCCCGCTGGGTGCGTTGGGTCGAATTCTTTAAACTCTTGCCCGCGTTCTAGCTGGGTGAATGTCCCCGGAGATGCTTCCACGACTTGCGCCCCGTCGCCGTCCACGCTTTGACCTGTAAAACTTCCGCCCTCTGGCGTGGTAAAAAATCCCATCTTGCAAGCCCCGACCCTAGCTGCTACTAACTCGGCCTCTTCATACTCGCCAAGCTGGTGTAGCCGTGTCATTGCTGTAACCATCCACGGAACGCCCCGCGTTTGCCCCGGTCTGTCCTGTCTATAGGCGTGTATTATTTCGCTCGCCGGGATAATTTCGTAGTCGGTCGAATGCTTTTGACCTGATAGTCCGGTTTCGCCGGGATGCTGCTTTAAAACCCAATAATTAACAGGCCGTCCAAACTTGTCTAGTTCGATCCCCATTCGGACCCGGTTCCCGTTCTCTAGTGTCTTGTTTAACTGGTCGTCTAAGTGGTCGGCCTCTAGAATCTGAATGCCCAAAAGGAAAGGGTTGTCAAAACCTCGGTGTAACCGTATTAAAACTTCGCCGTCCTTCGCTACCGCTGTGATCGCGCTATTCTGGAAGTCGACCCAGCTCATTCGGCCCCCTGTTTCGGCGACCTTGCCCCACTTAGCCCAAGCAGCTTCTATTTTGTCGTTGTCGGGTTTGTCAAACTTCCCGGTTGAGTCCTTGGCTTTGCTTTGGAGTCCTACCCCGTTCGGCCCCACCACATTGACCGCGACGGTTGAAAGGTATTTCTTCGCGTAGTCGTTATTATTCGCAAGCTCTCGACTCCGCGCTCTTATTTTTACAAGTGTTCCCCGGAGTTCTGCGTCGGCTGACTTGCTTTGCGTCGTCCAGTCTCCCAATAAACGGCCCATCATTCCCGCGTCGAACGACCGTCGTTTTGCTTTTTTAGCTAAAAGTCTTTTAAACTGTCTGGCTATATTCATCTGGCAAACCTCACCTTGACTGATCTATTAATTCCCACTCCTGCTTTTGATTTCTCTGCGGCTTGCTCTCTTTTGTACACTTCAAGCCATATAAAATAATCCTCTCGGATTTCGGCTTGGCTCGCTTTTTGTATAGTCCGGCCCCCTATCGAATACCCTTGCTGGTCAAGCGTCGCCGCTGTTACCCGGCCCGCGAATAAATCCTCGTATCCATCAACCATTTTTTTCGCTGGTGAACGTCCGTCGGCGGTGTCGACTTGAGACAAGTCCGCTTTGACTTCAATCGCCCCGGTTCCAACTTCAAAAACGTCGGCTCCGTCTGTAGCTTCGGCGATCCAGTTATAAAGCCCAACCGGATAGGATGCCGTCGTTATCGGCGTTTCGCTAATGTTGAAACCATTTGTCGTCACGTCTGCTGTCGCTGTGATTCCGATTTTTTCCGCCGGGCTTAAAAGGCTATATGACAACGCCCAAACGGTTGACGGATAATCCGCCACCATGTCGTTACGCTTCCATTTAAGAGTTAGCCCCGCCCTTATTGCCGTTGGTTCTGTCGTTGGTATATTGTTTGGTGTTAGAATCCCGCCCATTAAATCCACCTCTTTTTGTTAGTCCGCAAGAACGGCCTTTTAGTTTCCCGCCCCGGACCCGCCTTCTTGTTTGGAATTGCGGGGTCGCCTTCTTTGTTTGCGCGTTTTATTTCTATGCCTCTCTTACTTGCTAAAATTTCAAGCTGGGGGTCCAAAATCTTAAACGCGGCGAAATTGTAAACGGTTAAATCGAGCGGTTCGTTTCGTTTGTGGCCTTGTTTCAAAACCCACCGACGTGACGCGATCCCTTTTATAAATCGGGTAACGCAATGCTCCGCCGTTAAGCCTTTGAAATAATCCTCGTCGTATGTAGTGGGGAAATGACAATAACCCGGCCCCGGTTCCTCGATCTGCAACCGCCCCGAAATAAGCGACTTCCCGGTATCGGTCCCAAGAATAAAAAGGTTTACGTTTTGCTTTCCCTTCTTTGACATACTGGAAACCAAAGGCTGGCCCCGCTCTGACGACCCTTTGATCGGGTAAACCATCCGGCCCGCTCGCTGCTTTGTTTTGCAAAAGTCGTAAACCATTTCAGTGTGATGCCCACCTGAATCTATCGCCACGCACTCAACCCGCAAATCAACCCCTGACGCTGTCCTGAATGTCTTGTTTATGTAGTTGTCGAGGTTGTTCCAAACGTCAACCCGCGCCGGGTCCCCAAAAATCTTATGGTAGCCAAGGCCCCAAACCTCTTCGTCTATCCCCCAGCCTTTGAACTCAAGCTCTAGGCGGTCGTCTTGCGTGTCTACCGACATGGTGATAACCAAAACCTCGTCTGGTGCTTGGCTTTCGTATTTCTCGCGCCTGTCAAATAACGGGGCCTTTTCTAAGCCTTCGCCCTTCTCCTCCCACGTTTCTGCTAGCGACGTATTTGTAAAAACTTTTAAAGTCTCGGGAAATTTTTTAGCCGTCAAAAAACTTTTAACGAAATCGGCCCAACTAACCCACGGGGAATAAAGCTCGTTAATCCAAAAACCCGCCGCGCCTGTAAATGGTTTGGTCGCTCTCCATTCGCCGCGTATGGTCATTCGCTTCCGGTCGCTTTCTTCTATGATCCCGGCGCAAAACTGGCAAACAAAATGGGCTGTCTCCGGCTTGTGGATTGCTTTGTCGAGTGTCCTATCCGCTGGCACTGTTTTTTGTTCTTTGTCCCACTTTAAATTTTTGAAATCTAAAACTTGGTACTCGTCGCACTGGGGGCAAGGAACAAAATATTTTCGCTGGTCTGTTTCGGCGAATGCGGCTTCAATCCTTGAAGCACCTTTGATTGTCGGCGTTGAGGTTAAAAGCTTTTTCCTGTTCCAAAATGTCGTTGTCCGTTTTATTGCAAGGTCTACCGGGTCGCCTTCGCTTCCTGCGCTTTCCGGGAATCGGTCGATTTCGTCAAGGAACAAAGCTCGGACGGGTCGCGCTGCAAGGCTTGACGCTGAGTTCGCGCCCGCCATTGTGATATGACCGCCGGGGAATGACTTATGGAGAATGGTATTATCTGAATCCTTCGACCGCGCCTCCTTAACAAGCCCCTTTAAAACTGGGGTGTCCCGTAACATCGGGGCGAATCTGTCTTTCGACCACGTTCTCGACATTTCAAGCGTTGGGTTAATTACAAGCATTGGCGACGGGTCTTGGTGAATGAAATATCCGACTGCGTTATTTATAAAGCTCTCCGTTTTGCCGACTTGGGATGAACTCATAACTACGACTGTTTCGACTTCGGGGTCGCTTACTGCGTCCATCCATCCTTTTTGGAAGAACGCCCGCGACAATGTAAACTTTCCCGGCTCCGACGACGTGCCGGAACTCAACCGTCGAAATTTCAACGCCCAATCGCTGACGCTCAACTTTAAAGGCGGGCGTAAAACACCGCGCTTCTGGTCAAGCCTCGCTATGAATGGCGATTTCGCTCGGTAATTTTTCTGCGTCTGTGTCGTAGTTTGCAAGCTCACCCAAAACCCCGGCTAATTCTGCCTCTAAAATTATTTGAATCTCTGCTCGGCTCTCAATACCCACCAATGAGGGCGCAAGCTTTGTCGGTGTTGCTAAAATCTTCTGCCTTATGATCGTGTAAACTGTTTCTAAATGCTCCTCAACCAATTCAATATCAACAAAGCGGCCCTCTTTTTCTGCTAACTCTATCTCTGCCATTTTCGCGTTGGCTGAAATCAATCTTGTTTTGGCTTCTGCTTGGCCTATCCGCGCCGGGTCCGATCCTAAAAGCTTGTTGTCTCGCTTCCTGTTCTCGACTATTACCTCAAGCACCGCCCTAACTTCGTATTTGCCATTTTTTGCTTTTATCCCTGCGGCTTTAATGTGCTTATTCACCTTTTGGCGGCTTGCGCCTATCAATAGCCCGATCCCTGCCGCTGTTTCAAACTCTGGTGGTTGCTTAGCCATTGCCCGCCCTGATAATCCTCAATAACTCCGGCGTTGTCGCTTTTTGCCCTATTTGTTGGGGGCTTCCCTCTTCTTCCGTCTTTCCCTCTGGTTCTAGCTTTGCCGATGCCCTTGAAAATTTCTCTAGCTCTTGAATTGCTTTTAATGCCCCGGTGTAGTCCGCAATTTTGACCATGTTCCGATAAATCTCTCTTGTGGCTTCCAAGCAAAACCCCAGAACAACCGCTTTGTCTTGATATGCTTTCTTTTTTAAGAA